GGTCTTACACCAAATTTACACCAGATGCTTAAAGCGCTCTTAGCTCAGTTGGATAGAGCATCGGTTTTCTAAAAAATCCAGCTTCATCAAATTTCTCTCGTATCGTTGGTATTAAACAACTAATGAATGAAAGGTTCGTTCTTGGATAGTATTAAAAAGTATAGGAAAATCACAACATACGGAGTTATGGATTATTGGGTTTACACCAATCTTACACCAATTCTTATCTTGGTAGAATATATCTTCCTAAATGTTTTGCGTATCTATCTGGGTTCGGTATTTAATATATATGCTTACAAATAAATTAAGTGTTCAGAAGAAGAGTAAAAACAAATACGTTATCCAAGACTTTAATCAAAACAGAAAGCAGATAACTTGTAAGGATGGATCAAGAAAATGGTCATCAAGAACTGCTGCTGAATTAGCTTTAAAGGCTCTGATAGCTGACGTAGCAACTAACAAAGTTATCATAAGCAATCGGCACAAGTTTAAGGAAGAGTATCTTAAATACGCTTCTATGAAGCTTGAGGCGGCTAATACAGAAGGCATTAGGTTAAGCGCTGCAAGTATTAAAGGTTATGTTTCTAACTATCATTTATATATCGAAGATTGTTTTCCAGATATTTATATTGATGAAGTGACTGGTCCAGTCTTAAGAGACTTTGTAAAAAAGGTTTATCAATTAAAACATAATAGTTTTACTGGTAATTCTATTTGGTACAAAGTTAAGGATCTTATCTATAAGATTAAAACTTTCTTAAGATATGCGGATGGAGAAAATATGCAGATCAATGAGAAGGTGCTGAACTGGCATCTTAAAGATCAGTACGATCTTCAACCAGAAGATGATGCTTTGTTTTATCCTAAAGAAACTAAAATGATACAACCAGCTCAAGCTATGAAATTAATAGAAGGATTATATTCTAATAAGAATAGAAGTTATATTGATCTATTAAAACTTACAGCTGTTGCTACATTTACTTTTACTGGATTACGTTATGCTGAACTTAAAGGTGTTCAAAAAGCTGATGTAGATTTGGTTAATCAAACTATTTATATTGGTGGTGTCTTTGACCATTCTGAAAATAGATATAAAAAGAAAACTAAAAAGAAAGCATCAACTAGAACAATAGATATTCAAGACGACTATCTACCATTCATTACGGAGTGGATGAAGCAGATTAAAAATCTTGATAATCCTTATTTGTTTCC